AAGCGCCTTGCATATAGCATCCCAAATATTGCTGAAAAACTCTTTTATGCCGTTCCATACACCTTCCCAGTCGCCCTTGATGAGTGCAAGAACGGTCTTGATTATTGCCGCTATCGCGTTCATGATGGGCTCTATTACAGGCTGCATTGCCTCAAATACTGTCATGACGAGCGGCAGGACTATTTCCGCTAGCTCGTTAAAAATCGCAAGTAACGGAGGTAAAATGACTTGCACTATCTCATCAATGAGCTCCATCAACGGAGGCAGAACAACCTCCACAAACGTGTTAAAAAGCTCCATCAACGGAGGCATGATAGCATCAATTATCTGCTTGAATAAGTCAATCAATGGCGGTAAGAGTGTGTCAATTATCTGCGAAAACAACTCCATCAATGGCGGCAGAATTGCGCTGATAACATTGTTAAACAGGTCGATAAATGGCGGCAGGATATCATTGATGATGATTGTCAGCAGGTCCATCAAGGGTGGCAAAATAGTCGTAATAATGCCCGAAAAAAGCTCAATTAGCGGCGGTAATACTGCCTGTAATATCTGCGTAAATAGTGTAATCACTGGCGGCAATATATCTGAGGCAATTTGTGAAAATAGCTCTATTATCGGAGGCAGTATTGATTGTGCCATTTCTGCAAACGTAGCTATCAATGGTATCATAACGGCTGTTATGTCACCGGAAACAGGTATAAGAGAGTTAAATAATTCAACAAGCACAGGAAGCAATGAGGATGATAATTCCATGATAGGCGGTATTATCCCAGATACAAGATCGAAAATTACAGGAGCAATTTGTTCTATCATTCCTTCAATGGTCGGAAGGTTGTCTATAACCAAAGATAAGAAGTTTTGCACAGCCGGAGCAACAGCCTCTCCAATGCTGACCTTAAAATCCTCAAATTTAGCCTTGATCATGTTTATGCTTCCAGATATTGTTCCGGTAGCTTCTTCCGCCGTGGTCCCTGTAATACCCAACTCCGTTTGTATAACGTGGATAGCTTCATATACGTCATTCAAGTTGCTAATGTCGTATTTCTTCCCAGATAATTTCTCGGCATCAGCAAGCAAACGCTCCATTTCGGCTTTTGTACCGCCATAGCCGAGCTTGAGGTTGTCAAGCATAGTATAGTTCTGCTTTGCAAAACCCTGATACGCGTTTTGGATGGATTCTATCGATGTTCCCATCTTATTAGCGTTATCGGCCATATCAATAATAGCCATATTTGCGACTTCTGCCGCTTTAGCCGTGTCGCCATTAAGTCCTTGAAGAAGCGAAGCCGAAAAGCTAGTCACAGTCTCCATATACTGATTCGCTGTCATTCCGGCTGTCTTATATGCGTTTTTTGCGTACTCCTGGACAAGTCCCGCAGAATCCTTGAAGAGTGTTTCTACTCCACCAACAAGCTGCTCATAGTCCGCATACGATGACACCGCGACAGAGGCAAGACCCGCTACTGCTGTTGTTGCTGCCGCAGCCCCGGCCGCAATAGCAGCACCCCACTTCGCAGCAGTTTTGATGCCGTTACCGAGTTTGGACGTGAAGCTCTCGGCTTTTCCCTCGGTTTTTGATATAGATTTTTCCGCTTCAGCGGTATCCACAAAAATGGAACCAAATAACCTGAATATCTCCAATTGCCTCACCTACCTTCGTGCGCTGCCACAACTTTCATCATTTCGGTCATGATTTCATCATCAGATTTTTGAGTATACTGGTATTGCCGCTTGAACAGGTTCCGTTTGAACTCGTCAAACTTGACTGGTTTGAGCCATTCAAGGGCCATGAATGGATACATATTAGTCCAAAGTTCCCATGCTGCCTGTTCCTTTTCTTGCTCAATGGCATATACCAAAAAATCCACAGCCACGGACAGCGGAAGGTCCTCGATAAGCTGTGAATTGTAGGTTTTTGAGAGCAGTTCTGCTATTCGCGGTCCTTTGACTTGACCGCAGATTTGAAAAAACTCGCCACTCCGGAATCGGAAACCAGTTCCTTCACGAACTGCACCAGGTCAACCTTTTCAGCCTCCTGTGGCGTTATCCCCTTTGTCTCAGCCACAAAAGCATAGATTTCCTGTTCTGCCTTATGTGCTTTTGATATTATCTGCATCATCAGATCCGCGCCTACCTTGTTTGCGTCGGCTTTCGGGTCTGTTATTTTCAAGTCGAGCTTGTCAATTATGGCCGATAGTTTCAGCCCTTGTTTCAAGGTCAGCATATTGATTCACCTCAATTTTTTCTATTTTAGCGCTGCACATAATCTCTGTTTTGTCTTTTATTTTCTCGTTTAGTTCCTTTTTGATACTGTTTTTTATGATTTCAAGTACTTCGGGCATATTTTCAGAGTTGGTTTCTATTTCAAATTCAAGTTTGAATTTTGATTTAAAATTCATATTATCCCTCCCGAAATTTAAGGGCAGGTTTCCCCGCCCTATTCAAATTGAATTCTTTCAACATCTTCAATTTCAAACAAATTCTTTGTATCGTCTGTCGCATCCCAATGAGCGTAAACATTCAATGCAATCGTGCCCTCGGCCTTTGGTGCAGCCGCGAATGTCAAGCCATTTTCGGACATAGCATTGTAAAGGGTGATTTTCTTGTATTCACCTTTCACGGTCTTGGCAAACATGGTTATGTTCTTCAGATAGGCTTCATCCGGAATTATGCCGAGGCAGTCCTTGTCCACGGTTAGCGTCTCGGTTAATTGGTCGTACTTGGCGTAGGGTAAAGCCAGCTTCAGGCTTTCCAGGGACGCATTGAGGCTTGTTACGTTCAACTGTGCCGTGATGTCGTCTACCACCTGCATGCCTTTTGTTTTGCCTTTGCTTCCGTCATATTCGATGTCGCGGATTGTGGCCGTTGCGACAAACTCACCACCGCCACGGGTAGGACCGAGCAATTTCTGGTCGTCGGTCTCGCCATAATTCACATAGACTATGCCATAGTCGATTTGGATATTTTCTATATCCTGCTTTGTAAGCGCCATGCTATCAACTCCTTCCGAATAGTCTTGCTTCGTAGATGTACTTCCGGCGACGTATGTTCTTGTTATCGTCCAGAAGCGGAATTTTCCTGTCAAGATAAAATGTGACTGCTAAACCTTCAGCGGTCAAAGTCTTTTTGTTGAGTGCATCATTCACGGATTCCATCAGGTTTTCAAGGGCTGTAGTGTCCCCGCCAGCAGGCATATCCCATCCGTCCACGTCAAGGGCAACAGTCTCAAATTCCTCTCCATCATTGGTTATCTGGGTGAAATCATAGGTGAGATAGGGGAATTGAGCATCGTCCGGCGCTTCCTGGAAATAGACGCGAGGATTGATAGACTTCAGATATAGATGCAGCAGTTTACGTAGATTCTTCATCCCCGATCTCCTCCTCTTCGTCTATTAGTCCCAGCGCCTTGTTCTCGTCCTCGATGGCGGATAGATACTGCCCCTCGATCCTGCGAATGTCGTCGATATGCTTGAACGTGGTTTCCCGGATGACACCCTTCTTTGGCATCCCTTTGGTACCAAGTTCCTGATTTACGCCATACCAAGTATCATGCTTTACACCGATTTGCAGGTCGCATTCCTGCTTACGCACCCAGTATTGAGTGCTGTTGTAGATACGCCGATGTCTCTTCATACCGGGAAGTTTCTTCAGTTCTTCAATCATCCTTTTTCGGAGTAACTTTGCCACATCCTTCAGGGCGGCCCTGGTGAGTTCCCGGATGGTGTAGTTTGCGCGGTCAACGCTTGAAATGAACTCAATACCGTCCTTTTTGATCTTTGTCACTGACTTAGGCATTGGCACGGTTGACCACCCCCTGGCAAACAAGCTCCGTCAGCTCACCGTCCTTATCATAGGTGCGGATGATGGAGTATTCTTTGCCGTTGTACTTTAGTTTGGTCTCGCCATTGTATTCAATGGTCCTGACCACGAACATGAGTTCAGGGCGAAGGCCGGTTGCCGCGGCCTGGTAAAACTCGGACTGGCGGACCGACTGCTTGTCAGCAAAAACTTCGTGCTCAATCGGCTCCTTAATAATGTCGCCCAGGCCATTTTCG